CACGTTCAGCGGAGCACCAAAGGTCCCCTTGTAGCGAGGGGGCCTGCGGATGTTGCAGGTGTTGCCGATCTTAGCGCCCGTCTGGGCGAATTCGTTTGAGTACTGCCGATCGACGCGATTGGCGAAGATCAGCTCGTTTTCGAGGACGACGAGAGCTTCATTTGTGATGTAGCTCATCGTCAAAAGGGTCTGTGCGACCATGAAAGGTTCTCCTGGGTGATGGACTCAGGAGCGCCCCGTCGATCAGTGCTTGTTCATGCGCCTGTTGCGCTCAAATGCACGTAGTTCCTTGTAGCTCATCTTCGCAGGGTCTGTGTTGATGCTCGCTGAGCCGGACTCCAGAGGAACGATCGGCGGTGGTGCTCCACCTCGCTGGGATGTCACGGGTGCTTTGGGCTCTTCCTTTACGGGAGTGCGGTCGGCAACCAGCTTCGCTTCCAGCTTACCCAGCTCGGCTAATCCGAGAATGGGCTTCATTTTCGCAATCCGTTGCGATTCCTCAGGATGTTTGGCCAAGTGATAGGCCACGAATCCAGACTCGTTTGATTCACCCAGGTAGTTCAACACCCACTGCGGAACCTGATCCGCTTCGGGAGGCACCGACTTCATAACCTGATCGAAGTCGGGATGGGCTTCACGTGCCTTTTGCACGTTCTGCTTGATTCGAGTCTCGGAAACTGCGCGCTCTTCGGTCTCTTGTTCGGCCTTACGAGCTGCTTCAGCCTCCGCTAACGCTTTCTTAGTTTCATACTGCGAGAGCGCTTTTGCAAACTTTTTCCAATCGAACTGGCCATTTTCGAAGTAGATCGGGTCACGTTCGTCGGGTTCTGTGAGTTCTTGCTTCTTCGGCGCAGTCTTGGTTTCGAGCTCCTGCGCACGGCGCTCGGCGGCTTCGGCCCGCTTCTCGGCCAGCACACGCTCGTTGTACTGGTTCTCGGCAAAGCGCTCGGCTTCATCCGCGGCCTCTTGGGCTTCGACCATGGCGCGGTGCTTGGCGTTGATGCGCTTTTGGATCTTCTCTTTGAGCTCGGCCGGGACTTTGTCATCGGGGGCGAATCCGGCTTCCTCCATGACCTCGGCTTTGGCATCCGCAGCGACGGCCTTCTCGACCTTTTCGGGCTTGGGCTTCTCCAATTCTCCAGGCGGGGCACTGGCGGGATTGGAAGTGGACTCAGCGACCTTGTGGTCTTTGTTCTCTTTGGTTTCACGTGGAACGTGATTAGGAACGTTCGTCACAGTCCCATCGCCGGACATCACTTTACCCATAAATACCACGCAGAATTACATACAGCAGGCCAGCAGCCACAATCTCAGAGACTATGACCAGCCACGTGAAGGAGGGGCCGAAAGGATTTCGCATCTGTTCGACGCTGCGTAAAAAATCCAGCTTCAACAGCATCAATTTGGTTTCTTCATCCATGCAAGACACCTCGCAACTCTGCCCACGCAAGGCGCCATGCCCTGTTGCGCAAGGCAAACCACACACGGGAATACGGCCGGGCAGAAAGACATCGGCTACCGTCGATTGTGAATTCACGATCAGCGAAATAAGTGTTTGGAGCGAAATAGGGCCAAATGCTGAACCCGGAATGCCCTCGATAACACAGAACGCGCTGACCCCTGATGTATGCGTCGTAAGTGAGCGAATACATCATTCCGTAGCTCGGCAAGCGCAGACGGATTTGCCGTTCTTCATTGCCACACTCGCATTCCACGACTGCCACTACGAGCCATCCATTGAAGAATTCCCTCTTTCTAATGAGATTCCTTCTGAATGCGTGTTTCATTGGGCTCCCTTGGATTTTTCGGCCTTTTCAGCCGCTGCCGCAGTCATCTTCGCCAGTTCTTTCTCGTGGTCGCGGTCCTGGTTGGAGTCAATGAGCTTGGCACCCGCATTGATCTCAGCCACATCGCGCTTGGTGTTATCGCCCAGCACCTGCTTATGCATATCGGTCTGTGTCTTCATCTCAGTGTCGTGAGCTTTGACAGCCGTTTGCATGTGAGTCTTGGCCAGGTCCGTCTGCATCCAGCCCTTCTCGATATCGCCCTTGTACTTGATCTCGAGTTGCGCTTTCTGCAATTCCTGTTGGGTTTGTTGCAATTGCTTCTGCAGGTTCATCACAATGGACTGCGCCTGTTTGGGCAACTGCTCCATGGCCTGCTTCATACCATCCGGAGTTTCGGGAACCAGGCGGTCGGCAATGTCATCCATGCCGAGCTTGCGGAACACGAGATCGGGTGCGGACTTCGCGGCCACTTCACCCATTGGACCCACCCGCATGACATCGACCATCTTCTCGGCATCCTCCTGACGCTTGGTCTCAAAGCCAGGGCCGGTATCCATGACCACATCGTATTCACCGATGCTCATGTTGTTCTGCACGGTGATAGTGCCGTCATCCCCTTGCTGCGACCGGTTCAGCTGAATCATCTGCGCCGTACCATCCTCACCCACAATCCGCTGTTGGCGGGGGCCGGAGTAGTAGTACGGGATCAGATCCAGGAGGATTTCACCAGTGTGGGCAATGGCCATGGTCTGGTTGTCGTAATACTGGAAGTGACCGATGTCCGACAAGAACTGCCGATTACGTAAGGCTACTCCGGAGATCACCTCGCCTGGCTTGTCCTGACCCGGCTCGTGCTCCATGCCCGCCAGGGCCATCATGTCGTGTTCGGCGCCTTGAGCAGCGCCCACGACCGCGGCAGGAATAGCGGGCGGCTCCATGCGCGTGGGAGGCGGCAATACAGGGGACGAGGGATCATCCGGATCGGCGTGAACGGGTTTCCAGATCAGGGCGGAATAGGGCTTTTGGTTGGCGTCCTTCCACTCCGGATGCCCATCCGTCTGCCCTTCAGCCACCAGGAAGGGGGCTCGAGGGGCGAGAGCCACCAGCTCTGTTTCACAGGTGCGCCAATAGTTGTACATCCGATTGGCATCCATCAGATCCCGCACCATTCCCTGCAGGTAGATCTTGCCATTGAGTTCGGTGATATTGCCCAGCACCCGCACCACGGGTATCCAATGTCCGGGTAATTCACGTCGATCTACGATCTCACCGCCGTTCAGCTTGAACCACTGCACCGTCCTACGATCGGACTTGCGTCGGATGGGCTCACCCGTATTGGGATCCTTGGCAATGGTGGCGCCGGCCAGGGTCTGTACGGGCAGATCGCGCTCAAAGCAGGTCGTGCCGTCTTCGAGCTGATACAGCCACTCGACGGTGTGCTTGATGCGGTAGTACTCCGCTAAGCGGATCTTCTCCTTGCTCTCCCATTCCTTACCATCATCTCCGGCCCCGCCCTTTCGCCACTCCACATTCTGGGCCTTGGGATATTTCTTCTTGTACTGCCGGCGCGTCATCTCCACCGAGATCAGCAGCCAGTCGCGGTCCTGTCCCGTAGGTAGCTGGCAGGACGGATCGTCATACACGGTGAAGGGATTATTCACCGCGACGATCTTCAACTCCTGATCGAAACTCTTCTCATCCACGTAATCGGCCAGGATGCGCCAGTAACCCCAGCCTATCTTGACAGCGCTCTCGCCCGCGGTGTCATAGGCAATGCTGGCGTTACTGAGGTTTTCAATGTGCCGGATGATGCCGCCGACCTTATCGGCTTTGTCGTTATCCGCATCCTTGACGGGGTGCACTTTGATGCGAGGACGCTGCTGGCGCATGTTGTTCACCACGCGCCGTACCATGGTCTTGGTGCGGTTGATGGTGAGACTCGGGCGTCGATCCAGCTTACGTTGGTTGGCGAGATCCGTCGGCCACTGCCCCCCTAAATCTACGAACTCTAGGGCTTCGATGCCTGCGGCTGTATTTTCACCCATCGCCTCCATGGAGATGCGAAGCCGCTCTGCCGCTTCGAGGAAGATCTCCTCATCGGTATTGGCGAGCTGGTCAGGATCGGCTACAGCCAGGGGATTGCTCCAGGAAGCTGGGCGGCAATGTAGGACAAATGGAACGGATTGTCACGCGGGTGATTGAATCAAAGTTGAGACATAGCGTGGGCCCTGCATGCGACCCACGGCCCGGTATTATCCCCGGTGTCTGGGATGTCTATGGATATCGCACCGATATTCAAAGCGCTCCGGATTGCACGGAGAAATGCCCTTTAGCTTCCGCCGAACCATGCTCCTGCGGGCCGTGGGCATGACTCCACGGCTAGGCATCCTGGCGGCAATTATATTTCTATCCGACTGGTGAGTCTAGAAATATTGTTGCTCATTATCCCATCCATCCGAGGCCATCGTTGCGCGGACCTGCGCCGTAGTCCGTATCCTGGAGCTTCTTGGTCTGCCTCTCGAGTGCGGCATAGCGTTTCATCATGAGCGCGTAGCGGCTAGCACTGATCAGATCATCGTTGAGCTTGACGATCATGCCGTCTTTGCGGTGATAGAGCTCGAACTCCTCGAACCAGTCGGCCAGGTGCGCAAAAACCTTCCATCGGCCCGTCTCCATGCGCTCGTACATATCGGTAATGCCCGCCTCGACGCCGTTCGTCCCGTCCTCGAACTGGGCATGGGTATGCAGCATCTTCAGCCCATGGCGCTTGTAGATCGCCTGGAGCTGCTGTTGTTCTGCTTGATCGAATTTGCCACCGCTTTGCTTACCATCGTGCGGCCAGGCCCAGGGAAGCCAGTCTCCCCAGGGCTTGGTTGCAGCACTAAATAGCATGGGGGTTTGTGCTTTGGCCCGATGGCAGGCAATGACATAGATAGTGTCGGCATCCCGGTCCCAGGCCAGTCGTGCGCCGGCGCTAGGATGGTCCCAACCAAAGTCGAGGCCACAGATCTGGGGCCAATGCTCGGGTAGGGGAAATGATTCGCAGGCAATCTGAGCGCGCTCGAAGGGGAATACGCGACCGCTCCCCAGCTGAGGAATGCCCTGGGTACGCGCTTTACGCTCGTGCTCGGGGTAAGTAGCAATGATGGCGGCACGCTGTTCATCGGTGTAGTGCTCTGCATCGTGAATGGTCATGGAGGTGACATGACAGTCTTTGGGCTTCTCGAGCAGGAAGCGTCTGACGACTTCGGTCATCCCCAAGAGGGGTGTAAAGGTTATGAGCGTCATGCCGTTGGTGGCATTCGTCCGCGTCAAACCTTCCATGTAGATATCGGACGGGGGCTCTTCATCGAACCAGACGAAGTCTAGGGTTTCACCCTGCCATTTCTCGCGGCCTTTCTCGTAGCTTTTGAGCTGGATCGTCGAGATGTCGCCCGACACATGGCGTACCCGAATTGTGTCCACAGCATCAGCAAGCCCTCTGGCTGATGACGTATCGAGTAAAGATTCTCTAGGAATCGCACCTGTTCCCCAGGCTCCCGGACGCCCAAGGAGGATTCGCTGTGGATTATCTCTTGTACTCTCACCCGTTACTCCTGCTGCCCAGCCCACAATCGCCCGGTCCCAGCGGCGTCCACTCCACCAATCTGGATATTGGCCGGTGGCGTGCATTGCCAATTCAAAGCCTGCGGCCCAAGTCTTTCCGACCTGGTTGGCAGCCATGAGTAGGCGTTGCCGGGCATGACTACCCGCATTGTGGAACTCTGTCTGCTTTGGGTAAGGTCGGTAGGAACCCAATCGATTCTCACTGGCGCGTCTCTCCCGTTCCTTGGTCAACTGATCCAGTAGCCAGGAAGCGTTCGAGGGCTCGAATGCCATCGTGGAGCTGTTGGTCATTCAGTTCATCCAGGGGGCGCTTGATCTCGACCTCTTTGGGCAACAGGCTCGCCACCACCTTCACGTATTGTTCGGGCTTGGTCTCTCGACATTCCTTGATTGCCTGCAAACCGTGAACTTCGAAATCAGCCAGTAACGCATTCAGGAATCGAGTGGTGAGCTTCTGTCGGCTGGCGGGCTGGCCACCGGGATTTCCGCTCTGGCCTTTCTCGAATTTCGGCGCTGTGAGCGTCTCAGGGGTCCCTGTGCGATTAGCCATCCTCGATCACCACGGCCACATCTTCCTCCCGACAGACTACGACGGTCTTCTCACCCCATTGCACGGTCATGTGCAAATAACCACCGAGTTCTAGGCCACCGATGTCCACAATCTCACCTACTTTGAGATCGCAGGGGCGGAATGCTTTACTGTCCCAGGAGCGGCTTCGATAGCCTTTGGGGCCGTTGTAGCGCTTCGGGTGTGTGCCTGGACCCACTGCCAATACGCGGCCACGCACTGGTCTTGTAGCAGTGACAACTTCCAGCGTGGAGCTGAGGTCGGGCGGAAGGGGTTCGAGGACGATGCGGTCACGCAGCGGGCGTAGATGTTCGCACGCTTTGATGCCGGTGAGGGTTTCATTACCGTGTCGGACGCCATACTGAACCGTCATATCCGCTGTTCACCTTGCCTCGGCTTGGGCTTGAACTTGCCATCCTTGCCCTTCACGGCGTATTTCGGTGGCGGGGCCACCTTGCGCATGAAGTCCGACAGGCTGTGAAGCTTAGGCATCAACCTTTCATTTTCGAGTGATCGTGATGATTGGGCACAGGCCAGCTACAACCCTCTTTGGTCTTGCTGCCCACCCGCTCTCGCGCTTCTCCCACCTTCACAGTCGGCGGGACTTGCGGACGATTCTCATGCTTTTGGACGGCCATCGCTCTTGCCTTCGGGCTTGGCGCCCTGCTTCATCTCGGGAGTCACTTTACTGTCCAGCTTCCATTTACCACCAATGGGTTCGGCTGTCGAGGTGTCTACCTTCGTGGCCTTCACGTGGAAGGTACGCGGATTGTCTCCCTGGGGGATGTTTTGGTGGCGCGCCAGCTTGTGGACCGTGCGCTCGATCTCCTCGACCTGTGCACCCATTCGCCCCAGGAGCGCCAGGATCTCGCCCGTGTCGCTCATGACACCGTGACCGTGAAGGACGTCGGAGCATCCCCCTGCGTAGAACCCGTAGTACCGCCGGTGTCGAAGGGACCGGAGACCGAAAATCCCGGGATCACTGCTCCAGATGCATCCACCCCGTCCGCCTGCAACGTGCCGGCGCCTGCGGCGACATTGTCGAAGGTCACGGTATAGGGCGGTGTACTGCCACTGGTGGCGGTGCTGGTCTGCACGATTCCCGCGGAATCGGTGAGGGTGACCTTGATTCCTGATTGCGTGATATTGGCGGGCAGATCTGCTTTGGCGGTGACGACGGTAACTTGCACAGTGACCATGGTGGTAATCGCTCCGGTGAGATTGAAGATCGGATCGGTCATGCGTGAGTGCTCAGAGCCAATAAGGCTTCCATTGCGCTCGTGACCACAGGGGTTTGGGTGTCAGCAAGAAACATATTCTGCTCGGGCTGATCGGTACGAATTCGCGCTTTGGGGGATTTCTTTCCCGTCAAGGGCTTGCATTCTAGCGGTTGCCAACACGAACGGCCATGCTTCTTGCACCAGAAATAGCATAGAAGATCGCACGGTTCACTGATGATCCACACCCGAATACCCGCCTGCTCGAGGCCGGCCTTGATAGTGGCCTGGGTGCTATCGACCTTGAGGGCATAGCGAGCATAGGTCATACGTACCTGCTTTCCACCCCTCTGGGCAATGCTAACAATCGTTGCTCGTGGCGCTCATAACTATATTTTTCCTCCACTTTTAAAAAATTGCGACGAGCCATCTCTCGTTGATGTGATCGGATTTCATCCGAAACCCCCGGATAGGGCACGGGAGCAAACTCTACGTAATGCTGCTCCTCGCCCCACGCCACATCGAAACGCAGCGCAAACGCATCGTCATTAATCAAATATTGCACTACCTCACGCATTTTCAAATCAGGCTGCCACCAGCCCATTCGAGGGGGCAGAAAGATAGTTCGACTAGGCAGTAGCTCGACACCGGTGGTCGCTATTGCACCGGTAATACCGAGCAATTTGAGAAAATCACGTCGTTTCATTGGCTATCTCCTGGGCCGCCTCTCGTGCCTTCTGAGCGGTGTCGTGACTACTCAGTAGCTTTCCCTCTCGTCGATCGAAAAGCCGATATACGAAGCTCTGCGGGCCTTTGGCGCTGTCTTTCTCGCGAACCACCGAGAAGCTTCCGGTGGATTCGACTTGAAAGCCGGTGCCATCCCCGTGCTTGACCGGATCAGCCCAGGTCAGCGCAGACGGTTTCGCTGCGTCTGGCGACTCGAGCTTAGCATGGGTACGCATGGCCAGAACCTCCTGCATCTGGCTCTGGGTAGTGATCTTGGGCTTTCGCGAGAAGAACGAGGCCTTGTCTGACACTTTTGGGTACAGCTCTTGCTTGGAATGTCAATATGGACACGTCACAATTGGTCAAAAATATCCTCAAAGACCCGCACCGCTTCACCAAGACTCAGGTTCCCTGCCATCTGCGCTGCCTGCTCGAGGTAGCTCAGGAGGAGACACCGCGGGTGGTGAAGCATCGAGTGCTGGTCTCCAAGCGGCAACGGCTCCTCGAAACTGCTTGATGCGGGCACAAACTTTTCCTTCGCGCAGGAGCCAACCCCTTTCCGGTTCCTCCTCGTAGAGGATTCCGAATCGGGTGCCCACCTGGGGTTTATCCAGGATTTGTGGTTCACATTGAAACCCAAAGGGCAGTCTGGCGAAGCCAGAAGCTCTCGAGGATTCCCACCAGGATGGAATAGGGACACCAGCGCCTGGAATAACGGTTTGTGAGCGACTGGACCCGTTTCGGCCGACAACTTGACGCAGCTCTGACGACTGATTTACGCAAGTTGTTGAGCGCAGGCCGAGGAGCCTGTATTCTTGTTCTTGCGGATCTGGTAGTTCGCAACATAATCTAACCTCACGTTAGTACGCAAGGCCCCTTTACCGGGGCCCTTTCGTTTGAGCACCGACGCACTCGGTCCCTTCACGAACCGTATATCCATCCTCAGCATCAAAAAACTCATAGCGCTTCATCTGGGAATCCTCGGGGGCTTGATGCGACATTCCGCACAGCGGAAGGGTTTGAACTGAGCCCCGGCCGTTGGGCGCCACTGGCCACATTTGGGACACCAGCGCTCGAAGTGCCCTAGAGGACGGGTGCGGAAGGTGGCGAGGGTCATAGGTCCTCCACCAGCTTCTTTAGACTCAGTCCAGTCTTGCGGGCAATGAGCTTCAAGCTTTTGACCGTTGGCTTGCGACCCCCTAGCCAATGACTCACTTGGCCCTGCGGCACACCCAGCAGATCCGCCATATCCACCTGGGTGAGCCCCTTGCGAATCATATACTCGTCGAGTGCTTTCATGTCACGCAGAATATAATTTCACGCGTCCTATTGCAATCCATGTATGTCAGCGCGTATAGTTTACCTCACTGGGCTACGGCGGAGTGAACGTGAAAGAGCTACTGCGTGATTGGTTATTTTTATTTGGGCTCGTTCTGATGGCTATTGCCATCATTACAATTGTTAACGGCACGACTCATGAAGCTCATCGGGTTTCTTGCAATACCTCCAATACAGGTTGGTGTTACGAATATGAGTAAACAGGGCGTGAAGCGCTCACAGCGCTCCTTTGACATCCTGCGTTATCACAGCGATGCGGTGCTGGCCGGCATGGCGTTGAGTTCCAGAGACAAGAATCTGGCCCAGGCTCGGTGCGTGACTGACAAAGGCCTACGCCTGATGTTTGTGGACTTTGCCAAAGAGGCACACCGAGAATATTTGCGCTGTCTGAAACAGATCAAACTCTATGATGAGCGGCGGCGCAAACACGTAGATTGCGCACGTCGGATGCAAGATAACATGCACGAGGAGTCTATATTGACTATCCAACGTCTCACAAATTTGTGCCGCAATACCGGTGAGTGGGACTTTGTGAGGCAGTGGAAATGACACTATCCAATCGCCGTGTTCGATTGAGAGTTACGAAATTTATTCACATGGATTATCGGCTACAACAATGTTTTTGTGGTCGATGCAAAAAGAAATTAGCATGAACAATTTGCAAGAAAATATTCGTAACTTATTGGATTTGAGCGCACCTGCTCCCAAGG